TGAAAACCGTGGTACTGCTGGTGCAGTTAAGGTTGGTCAGTTGAGCAAGAAACTTGACATCTATGTCGATCCTTACTTCGTTCGTAACGTAGTATTGGTTGGTCGTAAAGGTAACAGCTTCCTCGAAAGCGGATTTGTATATGCGCCTTATGTGCCTCTGCAAATTACACCTACCATTTTCGATCCAGACGACTTTACACCACGTAAGGGTGTAATGACACGTTATGCTAAGAAGATGGTAAGACCTGATATGTACGGTCTTGTAATCTGTCAGGATCTACTAGGTTAATATACCTTTAATCCATACTGTGATTTAAGAAGCCTCACTTCTCCTCGCGGGAAGTGGGGTTTTCTTTTATCTTTTGCGCCAAAAACAACTATTTAACTCATAGGAGAAATAAATATGACAGCCCCACCAACTTTAACACCTGTACAACAAACAAGTCCTTATGTATTGCCAGCCACAGGAACTACAGCGAACGTCGTATCAACCGCTGTTCCCTATGGAGTATACCTTGATTCAACAGAGTTTTTGTCTGGGGCAGCTTCTCAAGTAGCTTACACATATAAAATGCTCGGTGGTGACGTGTTGGACATTGAACTCACTGAAGAAAATATATATACAGCTTATGAGCTTGCTACATTAGAGTATTCTTATATTATCAATAATCATCAAGCGATTAATGTTTTATCTGATTTTCTTGGAGCCACTACTGGAACTTTTGATCACAAAGGAGACTTGCAGTCTGGTGAGCTTTCTTCAAGTTTAAGTGGAACCCATGTTGCGTTAAAGTATCCAACATTTACATTTTCATATGTCTCAAAAATTTCAGATGGTTTAGCTCAAGGTGCTGCAATGGGCGACACTAGAGTTTATTCAGCTTCAGTTAATATGGTCGATAATCAACAAGAATACGATTTACAACAAGCTGTGCAGGAATTGTCTCTCTCCGCTTCTATTCCTTTTTCTGGAAGTGTAAACAATAAAAGAGTAGAGATAAGAAAAGTTTATTATAAATCAAATGCTGCGATGTGGAGGTTTTATGGATATTATGGAGGTCTTAATGTTGTAGGTAACTTAAACACTTATGGTCAATATTCAGATGATTCTACATTTGAAATTATTCCAACATGGCAAAATAAATCTCAAGCGATGGCATATGAAGACAGCATATACACAAGAGCCTCGCATTATTCTTATGAACTAAGAGATAATTATCTTAAGTTGTATCCACCACCTACCTCTCCATTTAGCTTTATAAACCCAGAAAAAATCTGGTTTGAATTTACAATTCCTCAAGATCCTTGGACAGTTGATGAAACTAGAAAAGATGGCAAAGATGGAATTAATAATTATAACACTCTTCCATTTGCAAATATTCCATATGCCAATATTAATAGTATGGGTAAACAATGGATAAGAAATTATGCTTTAGCAATAGCAAAAGGAATGCTGTCTCAAGTTCGTGGCAAATTTGGCGCAATTCCACTTCCAGGTGATGCAGTTACATTAAACGCAGCAGAGCTAGGAACACAGTCGCAAAATGAAAAAGAAGCGCTTAAAGTGGAACTTAAAGAACTGCTAGATAGATTGACTTACGAAGCAGTGGTCGCTCAAGATGCTAAAATGGCGGAAGACGCAAAAACATTGCAGCAAAACGTTCCTATGAAGATTTTCGTAGGATAAGGAGGATTTTTTAATGTCAGATGACAATAAATGGGACAGACCAAATAATCCTCCACCACCTCTTTTTTTCAACAAAAAAGAAAGAGATTTAGTAAAGCAGGTCAATGATGAGCTTATAGAGAGAGTGATTGGTCAAACAATTGCTTACTACCCTATAAGCAGAAAACACACAGACTATCATCCTCTTTATGGCGAAGCAATAGAAAAAAACTTTTTGCCACCAATTAGAGTGTATGCTCTTGTTGAATGGAATGGCAATGAAACAACCGCAACGGGTTATGGACTAGATAGAATTTACGAATTAACTTGTCATTTTCACAAAAGGCGCTTAACAGAAGATCAAGATGTATTTGTTCGTGAAGGAGATTTTATTCTCTATAACAAGCAATATTATGAAATTATCACTCTCAATGAACCAAAACAGTTGTTCGGTCAAAATGAAAACCAACTGGAGATATCAGCGAGATGTGCAAAAGCAAGAGAAGGACTATTTGACGGTAAATAAAAATGAAAGATATTAGCAATGTAAGTGGCACAATAAAACAAATTATATCATTTGAACCGTCAACTCTGGAAACGATTGACTATTCAGTTTATGATTTTATTGATAAAGATTTAGATATTTTCTGCACAACAAATAAAGGCTTTAATAAGGTTCCAGTTATTTGGCAAGCTGCTGAAAGAGCATTTCAAGTAAAGAATGACAAGGATTTAAGAGACGATAATGGAACATTAATTTTTCCAATGATTGGAATATCTAGAACTGGTTTTGAAAAATCATTAACTGATAAGGGTGTCTTTTATGGAAATGTTTTTCCAGTTAATGATGCCAAAGGTGGTTCAATAACAATCGCTAGACGAATTGGGCAAGATAAAACAGGAAACTTTTTAAATGCAGATGCTTACAGAAAAAAGAATAAAATTGTAGGTAACAATGGAAATCCAGGTTCCCAACAAATTAATTTCCCAAGTCGAAAAAAAGCAAATGAAAAGAGAATTGTATATGAAACACTAACCATTCCGATTCCCTCTTACGTAAGTGTAACCTACAACATAAAGATAAGAACTGAATATCAGCAACAAGTAAACGAAATTGTTCAACCCTTTGTTACCATAACAAATGGAATTAACTATCTTGTGTTTAAAAGAGACGGTCATTCATATGAGGCTTTTGTTGATGCTAACTTCGGTGCAACAAATGCTATCACAGAACTTAATCCAGAAACAAGGGTCTACGAGACAGATATATCTATAAAAGTATTGGGATATTTAATTGGTGGAGACAAAAATGAGAAAAGACCTAATGTTGTTGTTAGAGAAAATGCAGTGGATATAAAGACACCAAGAGAAAGAGTTGTGCTCGGAGATGAACCAGAATGGATAAAAGGAAAGTACATACCTTAAATGTTTCGTCTTTTCGCTTATAAACACACTATTTATAAAAGATTATTAAAGCATAATAAGGAGATTTAATCACATGGCATCCAAAAAATATCGTTTTGTTTCACCTGGAGTTCAGCTAAGAGAGCTTGATAGATCACAAATTCCAGATGAACCTGAAGCAATCGGACCAGTTATTATCGGCAGAGCAGAAAGAGGTCCTGCACTTCAACCAGTTAAGGTACAAGACTTTACGGAGTTTGTTCAAATATTTGGAACACCAAGTCCTGGTGGTAAAGTTAATGATGTTTGGCGTGATGGAAATGAAAACTTATCTCCTCAATATGGTGCTTATGCAGCGCAAGCTTGGTTAACAAACAGTACACCAATCACCTTTATTCGTCTTCTTGGTCGCTCTCATATCGACAAAGATAATACGGATGCATCAAAAGCAGGATGGAAAATTGGTGGAAATGCCGCCTCCGATATTGGTGGAGCTTTTGGTCTTTTCCTGGTGGACTCCGGTTCATCAGCGGGAGATGGAACGGGCGGCTTAACCGGAACACTAGCCGCAGTATGGTATACACCAGATGGTTTTTCAATGGGTCTTACTGGTTCACGAGCAGACGGCGATGCAATTGCTGGTTTCGGAACGGGTGTAATGATTACCAATCCAAAAGCATCTGCTAATGGTGGTCAGTGGATTGCTGTTCTTCAAACGGGCTCATCAAATACAGAAGTAGAAAGATACGAATTTAATTTTGATCCAACAAGTGACAAATTTATTAGAAAGGTTTTTAATACTAATCCTACGAAGCTAAACTCTTCACTTTATAGCACGACAGAGAGAGAGAAATATGTTTTAGGTGAAACTTATGAGTCAGTTGTTCAATCAACAATTGTGAGCGGCTCAACCGGTGGGGATGTTTATGGTGTAGTTCTTGGCTTAAATGGTGGATCAGATTTTGATTGTGACTATAACGTAAATCAAATTGATTCAAATCCTGCGTCTACAGGCTTTTTTATTGCACAAGATACGGGACCAAGTGCCTCATATGTCCCTGAAAATGCAACAAAATTGTTCAAGGCAATCGCCTTAGAACATGGCGTCTGGGCAAATTCTAATATAAAAATATCTATTGAAGATATTAGATACTCTAATGATCCAGCAGACGAATATGGCTCGTTTAGCTTAGTTGTTAGGAGTACAAAAGATAAAGATAGCGCCCCTATTGTTCTAGAAAGCTATTCAAACTTAAATTTAAATCCTGAATCATCAGATTTTATTAGTGCAAGAATTGGTACACAATATGCTCGCTGGTCTGATACTGACCGTCGTTGGAGATATTATGGAGAGTATGAAAACAACTCAAAATATATTTATATCGAAGAAGCTACAGGTCTTGGAGATGATCCAACACTTCTTCCGTTTGGTTACCAAGGACCAATCAGACCAGTTGGAATAAAAACAATTTCTGGTTCAGCAGCAGACCGTCCCGAAGCTCTCTCCGCATCAGCCGTAACCGCAGCAGGAAACCTAAAAGCAATTCCTTTGGGCGGTAATAATCTTGATGGTAGAGTAAGTTCATCCGGCGACGAGTTTATCGTAGGTGCGCCAGCGGCTCATACAGCTTCATTTACATTCCCAGCCACAAAACTGAGAACAAACACAAAACAAGGAAACCTATCAGATCCAACTGACGCATACTTTGG